AACACTTGACAATCCCATAGATAAATGCTATACCGATAATACATAGCTGTAAGTTCCGCTGAGAAAAGCGCCAACCCAAGGCCCATGAGCAGATCCGTTCTGTTCGTGGGCCTTTTTTTATTTTACGGCGAGAAGCCAAATTTTAAACCGGCGTGATGCCAAGAAAGGACATGAGATATGTTGAAACCGATGCTGGACAGCCTTGACGGGCTGGATGACACAATCGCCGGTCTGTACGTCGAAACCGACGGAAAGTACAGGCTGAATGTCGAGGGCGGGTTTAAGACCCATGAAGAGATCAACGGCTTGACTACTGCTTTGAACAAGGAGCGAGATGCCCGGTCAAAGCTGGAAAAACAGGTCAAAAAATTCGATGGGATTGATGACCCTGCCGAAGCGGTAAAGGCCATTGAAACCCTGAAAAACCTGGACCAGAAAAAGCTGATCGACGCAGGCGAGGTGGAAAAGGTCAAGGCCGAAGTGACAAAGGCGATGCAGTCCAAAATTGATGAGCTTCAGAACAAGGTCCAGGAGAAAGACAACATCCTGACCAAAGAACTGATCGGCGGAAGATTTGCCCGGTCAAAGTTCATCGCTGACAAGATGGCAATTCCCTATGATCTGGTAGAGGCCAGGTTCGGGCAAAATTTCAAGATCGAGGAAGGGCAGGTTGTCGCCTACGACCAGCACGGCAACAAGGTATATTCTCAGGACAGGCCGGGAGAACTGGCCGAATTTGATGAAGCCCTGAACACCCTGGTGAATCAGTATCCCTACAAAGACAGCATTTTGAAAGGGTCTGACACATCCGGCAGCGGGGCACCGCCAAATGGAACCCGGCCAGGACCGACAAACTGGCACAACTTATCCCCCGTCGAGCGGCTATCTGCGGCACGAAAGGCGGGAAAAACACAATAACGGAGTATAGATTATGGCTCTTACTTTGGTAGAAGCTGCAAAACGCAGCCAGAACCCTATTCAGTCGGCAATCATTGAGATGTACGCACGGAACAGTGACGTGCTGATGTCCCTTCCTTTTGACACCATCCAGGGTAACGCCCTGAGATACAACCGTGAAGAAACCCTGCCTGGTATCGGCTTCCGTGGTGTGAACGAAGCATACACCGAATCAACCGGCATTTTGAACCCGATCACTGAGCCGCTGGTCATCGCCGGTGGTGATCTGGATGTCGATATGTTCATCCTTAAGACAATGGGCATGGACCACCGATCAGTTCAGGAAGCGATGAAGGTGAAAGCTCTGGCTCTTGCCTGGACTTCTCAGTTTATCAAGGGTGACAGCGCATCCGATCCCAGGGGCTTTGACGGCCTTCAGGTCCGCATCACCGGCGATCAGTGGATCAAAAACAACGAGGTCAACGGCGATGCACTTTCTCTGGCCAAACTGGATGAACTGATTGATGCCGTTGAAAACCCGACTCACTTGATCATGAATAAAACCATGCGGCGCAGACTGACCGCAGCCGCCCGTCTGTCCACTGTTGGCGGGATGGTGAATTGGGAAGTGGACGCTTTTGGCCGTCAGATTGCCATGTATAACGACCTGCCGATCCTGATTGCCGGGTATGACAACGACGGCGACGAAATCCTTCCGTTCACCGAAACCTGCGACGGCGAGGGAACCGCTCAGAACACCTCCATTTACTGCGTGTCCTTCGGCACCGGTATGGTGACAGGTATCCAGAACAGCGATATTGACGCTCGTGATCTGGGCGAACTGGAAGAAAAACCCGCCATGAGAACCCGTGTTGAATGGTATGCCGGCATTGCATGTATGCACGGCAGGGCAGCCGCAAGACTCAGCGGGATCACCAACGCAGCAGTAACCGTATAAGGGAGAATTAACAATGGGTATTACTGACAGCAAACAGAGACCGGTTGGGACTTTTGACAGCGACCTGGAATTTAAGGACGCGGGTCTTGTGGCCGCAAGCGCAGCCGCAACGGTTGACGGAACCGCAAAGGTTGTTGATGTTGGCACCGGGCTTTTCCGGGGGTGTATGATCCTGGATGTTTCGGCCCTGGAAATTGCCGATAACGATGAGATTTATGATATCGTTGTTCAGGGGTCTTCTGATTCCGATTTCGGGACTGACACCAATATCGTTGAACTGGCCGCGCTCAACCTGTCCGCAGCCGAAGTGAAAAGAACCGACTGCAACAAGGATGATTCCACTGGCCGGTACAAGATTTATTTCGACAACGAAAACGACGGCACGTATTACCGTTACCTGCGGGTTTACACGGTGGTCGCCGGTACGGTGGCAACGGGAATCAACTACACAGCATACTGCGTACCGATGCAGTAAGGTGGCATTATGACTGATACTGTAAAAGTTGTTCGGGCAAGGGCCACAGGGGTTTCAAAGATCAAAAACGAACCCCTGGGCGATGCCGCAGTGAAAAATGTCCAGAAAGTCCTGGTGCCCGAATCTGTCGCCACTGTCACAGAATACGGCAGCGAGTACGGGTTCAGGAGAAGCGTGATCGAGTTCACCAAAGAAGACCTGTTGATTACTAAAGACGGCTTAGATGGTGGGTGGGGAACCCTGAAGCTCGCCACCTTCCCCAAGGGCCGGATCTGGGTTCATGGCGCGGTTGGCACTCTGAGCAGCGTGGATGTTTCTGGGTCTGACAATATCGGGGATACCGGGTCTGGTGACTATTCCTTCGGGACCGCTGCGACCGCGAACACCACCCTGGACGGTACCGCCGTTGATCTGGCACCCTCCGCCGCTCTGATTGATCCGTTTGTGGCCGGTGTGGGTTCTGCCAATGCCAGTTCCGTTCTGGCCGCTGGCGCATTGTTTGACGGCAGCAGCGCAGCAAAAACGGTCAACCTGAATATCAAATTTGATAATGGCGATGTAACCACAGGAAACGGTGCCGCCGATGTCGCGGGCAAAATCACCATTCTGTGGTCCTACCTGGCCGACTATTAACCACGGGGCCGGGGCAACCCGGCCTTAGTTTTACGGGGGCAACATGAACAAAGAGAAGCTGATCAACCCGAAAACCGGCAAGGCTAAAAATTGCTGGACTTTGGACGTGCCGGGGCTTTTGGCAGACGGATGGAAAAGACCGGGGGAAAAAGAACCGGAGCCGGAAAAGAAAAAGCCCGTGACCACCACCGAATTTGAACCGATTGAAGACAAACCCAAGGACAAGAAAAAGGCTAAATGATGGCCCTTACAGTCGGCACCGATACATACGCCAGTCTTGCAGACATACAGGCATGGAACACGGCCAGAGGCTACACAGGGACTATCACTGAAGCCGATGTACTCCGGGCAATGGACTATATCGAGTCCTTGCCGTGGGCATATTCAAGGCATTATGACCGATTTGACCCTACCATGACTTACGATTCAACAGACCTTTGGTGGGATGATGACCCCCCGGATGGTGTTTTGAAGGCGCTGAAACTCGCGGCACGAATGGAAAACGAAAACCCCGGGATTCTCATGCCTGAAACACATCAGCGGGTTTCCAAGGAAAAGGTTGATGTGATCGAGATCGAGTATGAGTCAGGTGGAAAACAGCAGATGTTCCCTGCCCTGCTCCGGTACTTGCGGGATTATATCACCAGCGGGAGCATCATAAACGTGAGGCTTGCCTGATGTATACCGGCCTGCAAAACACCGCCGCCAGTCTGCTTGAAAATTTCGGGCAGTCTGTGACCCTGACCAAACCTGGATACACCGGAGACAATCAGGTTTTCAACCCTGTGACCGGGGAATGGGAAACAGTTGAGGGTGAAGAAGCTGGCGACGCTGAAACCGGATCAGTCAAGGCGGTGTTTACTGGCATCAGCTTTTCATGGGGCATGCTCAGAGGTGCCGGTTCTTTCCAGTTTTCTGTCCAGGAAGGTGACGCTATCGCCCTGGTTGCCGCCGATGGTTTGGAGCCGGAACAGAACGATGTATTGGATGGTTGGACGATCCTGGCGGTGGAAGCAGTCAAGCCAGCAGACACGGCGGTTCTCTACAAATGCCATGTGAGGAAACAATGAGCAGTTTTTCTCTTGATCTTGCGAAATTCGGTCAGAAGGCTGTTGACAATGCCGAGAAGATTGTCAGAAAGATCGGATTTGACATGCACTCAAGGATTGTTCAGAGGATGCCGGTTGATACCGGGAGAGCAAAGGCAAACCAGCAGATCAGTATCAACTCATTGCCTTCCGGGTCTGTACTTGAATTTGACAAGTCCGGCAACGCGACGATCAGCAAAGGCCGCGCGGTCCTTGCCAACTTCAAACTTGGCGACACCATTTTTCTTTACAACAATGTTGAATATATCATCCCACTGGAATACGGTCACTCCAAAAGAGCCCCACAAGGCATGTTCAGGGTCACTTTTGAAGAAATCGTACAGCACCTGGGGGCCGCATGAGCCGACTTGACGAGGCACACGGCTTGCTTTCCGGTTTGCTGAATACCTTCGCAACGGCGCAATCCCTGGCTGTCAAATGGGAAGGAAACCCCGGCGATCCATCAACGGATACCTACCTGCGGGAATGGTTGATCCCTGGACAATTTGAAGGGCATCACCTTGGCCCTGACGCTCCCAACTCCGGGCCGCTGATTTATCAGGTAGATGTCGTTACCAGCATGGCGGGATGGGGAACCGCCTATGGAATCGCAAAATTGTTTTTCCGCAGCCCGTATTTTTACCGGGGGCAAGCGTTGACCAATACAGGAAACACCACCCGCGTTGTGGTCCGTGCCGGTCAAATCGGACCTGCCATGCGGGAAGACACCAAATACGTTTTACCGATGTCCGTTACTTTTCGGGCATATATGACAATTTAAAGAATGAGGTGAAATTATGCCAGCAACAACAGGATTGGTAACGGTAGGAATGGGCGATAATGCCCAATTAGCCTATCTGGTTCAGACCGCTGCCGGGGCGATTGACGAAAACCCGGTATGGAAGGTTCTGCCGTTTGAAAATGCTGAATATTCAGTACAAGCCAACCAGATCGCAGACAATTCAATGACAGGGGATCGAAACGAGCTGGAACCCAGGACCGGGACGGTCAACGCTTCGGTTTCCGTATCCGGCAAGTTCCGGCCCGAATGTCTGGATGATATTATCGAGGCCGCAGCACAGGGAACGTGGGCCGTCAAGTACACAATTTCTGGTATGACCGTCACCGTGGCAGCCGAAACAAGCGGATTCTCGTTTACCAGAGGGGCTGGATCTTATATCACAGACGGCGTTGAGGTCGGTGACATCATTACGTTCAGCGGGTTTGAGGCCCCGCATACCGCCAACAACGGCACTTTTGAAGTGACTGCCGTTGATTCTGCCACAAAGATCACATGCGGAAATGCAACGGGTCTTTCCGCCGTGACAGATGCTGCTTCTATTGCGGCGACAACTGGCCAGGATTACGTCAAAGTCGGATCTACCCGCCGAGCAGTGGCCTGGGAAGTTTATCATTCAGACACGGACGAGTATGTCCGCATCATTGACACGGAAATTGCCAGTTTCAGCATTTCTCTTGCACCGAACGGGGATGTCACCTTTCAGCTTGAAGCAGTCGGAGGGAAGGAGCTTGACCTTGGCGCCAACATTGGCGACCCAGTTGCCGGAGCAACCTACACCGAAACCAGCAAGCCCTTCTTTGACAGCTTCAACGGTACGGTAAGCCTTGAAGGTGAAACCGGGATCTACTTTTCCAGTATGAACCCGTCAATCAATAACCAGTCTACTCCGTTGTTCGCCCTGGGGTCCAGGCATCCCTTCGCGGCATCTCACGGGAAGATGGTAGGTGATATGTCCATGACGGCCTACTACACGGATAAGACGATCAAATCCAAGTATCAGAACGAGACCAGCTTAGATCTGAAAATCCGGGTTAAGTATGAAGATCAAGACTTGGTGGATACGTCTTTTTATGAGTTCGAGTATCCATCCTGCAAGATCACCAATTTTGGACGGCCCATAGGCGGGTCCGGGGAGCTGGTGGACAACCTGACGGTGAAGCCGTTCAAGAACACCACCATTGATTCGTCTTTCCGAATCAGGAAGTACAACCCGGCATAAACCAGTTTCTTGCCGGGCCTGAAAAGGTAGTTGGGTATGCCCTCCCCGACACCGGCAAGAATTAAAAAATAGAGGGCAAAACCACAAAAAGAAAGGACTGAGGGCAATGGATTTAAGCGAACTGAAAGTACAGGATGAGGGCAAAAGATTAGACCTGAGACACCCGGCAACGGGAGAGGTTTTGACCTATGGAGAAAACGATGAAAAAGTCATGTATCTGGTTATCGGATCTTCTGACTCAGAGACTTACCGGAAGGCTCAGAGGAAAGTCATTGATCGTCGGTTGAAACAGCAGCAGAAGTTTCGGCAAGCCCGGATGACTGCCGCTCAACTGGAAGAAGAAGCCATGATTTCCCTGGCAGAAGTCACATACGACGGCCGGGTGTTCCTGAAAGGGAAGGAGGTCAAAATCACTCCAGGTGCTTCTGCCGTTGATCTTTATAAGGAATATTCC